AATTCACATCCCGGTTCGTCTGTTCGTTCTCTCAGTTCATTTATTCCTATGCTAAACAATGCTGCTGCTTCTGGCAATGTAAGATTAATTTTTTCCCAAATTGGTATACCCATATCATTTTTCCGCATTTATTTTTTCCTCCTGCATTTCTTTATTTTTTCCAATTATTTACTATAATATTCATTATTTTCCAGTGCTTCCCATGCCTCCGTTTCTTATATCGCTAACAACATCATCATATGTAATACCATATTCAACTAAAATCCCCTGTGCAATTCCATCACCCCTTTTAATTTTTAGCGTTTTTGTTTCATTGGTATCATTGGTTAATTTTAAAAATATATGCCCTTCATTATCAGAATCATAATAGTCGCTATCGATAATTCCCACCGTATTATTAAGCTGGATGCGATATTTAAAGCCAAGCCCACTTCTCGGATAACATTGAAGCATCCAACCATCTTCCATTTTACATCTGATTCCTGTTGGTATTTTTATTGTACATCCTGGATGTAATGTAAAATCTTTTGGAGAAAAGAAATCATATCCTGCCGAACCTTTAGTTGCTCTATGTGGAAGTTTTATATTATTATATATCTCGGTAATGATTTCATCAGATTTATTTCCAAATGTATCAATCCAATCATTCATAAACCGATTTAAACTTATTTTTTCAAATCTTGCAATTCTTTTCATCATTTTATTTAACCTTTCTGTAATCGGAAATTATATTTAATCTTTTCATTTTTTCAAGATTAAGATTTAATTCTTTAATTACCACTTTTAACACTTTATTATGTTTGGGATTTGTATATGTTCTATTGTAAAAATGTGTATAAATCTCTCCAGAATTATTATCTATTACATCATATACTATGTAATTATCAGAAACAGAAATTATAAAGTTTGCACTTACTGCAGGTATATCTTTATATCTATATAATGGAATATTTAATCTATAATTTGTTCCATATTTTTTAAATCCATACTTTATCAAATCATCAGTCTTATAGTCTTTATTTAGAACAATTTCACACATTTTTTACCTCCTTGTTGGTAATACTCACTTGCTCTACTCTTCATCTGCTATCCGCAAACAATCTATCATGTTGTCTATATATACTCCTTTTCTAAATACCTTATATATCTATCCCACTCACCAATTGAATGAATATAATTCTTTCCAGAAAGCCCCTTTAATGCCATATCTGATTTAATATCTTCCCAAGTATTTTTTCTTGTTATCAACGATTTCAAATAATTATTTGTAGTATGTGTAAGCGTTATTATTTGTTTTTTATCTATTTTTTCAACTATTTTTTTGTATTTCACCAAATCCTCATCTGATATTTTATAAGACCTATTTTTAGGTAGATTTCTTGAACTGAATGGGCTGATATTTGAACCACTTGTTTTAGGTTTTAAATATTTTTCTAGTGCACACATATATTTTGATTTAAACTGAAATAATACCTCCACATCATTCTCTTCCCTATTACATATAATATCTTGTCCAAGTTCTTTTTCTATTGCACTAATAATATTGTGTCCCCTTGTTTTGGATGGAATATATGCTTCTAAAGTAGATTTTCCATAATAAAATATTTTAATATTATTATAGCAATCTATATAGCAGTCTATATCTTCATATGTGTCATCAAGTTTTCTGGGAAATTGATTTACCCTTCTGTCATATTCACTTCTAATCCTATATTTTCCTTTATAATGGGATATTAAGTAATTTGCTATATTATCACCTCCCTTTAGTATTCTTCATAATCTATTTCGTATTTTTCTTTTGGTTCAGACTCTTCAGCCTTATTAACTTTAAACAAAGCAGTATTTCTATCAAAAAATATAATTTTATCAACATCATTGTTGTTAAAGAGATACGCTCGTTTATCTCTTTTGTCCACAGCAACAAACCATGTATCTCTTACAGTTCTAACTATAACTTCACATACTTCATAAATTCTAGTTTTGGGAATAGTTCTTGCATAATATAAAATATCCTTCTTCTTTAATCGCACCATAAGACAACCTTTCCTTGTCGTAATGATCTTTTAATATCAATAACCCTTTGGTTTTTACTTCCTCGGTAGGGTAGTGTGATATCGCGTTGTGATTCTATATATCTTCCATCTACCAAAACATCACATAGATATAATAAGTCCTTCATTTTATAGTCTTTTATGATTTCTTCTATCGTGAATCCTGTATAACACCAAATATTATTATTGGGGATATGGATTCTGGATATAAAATTTTTAACTTCTACTGCTGAATACATCGGATCGCCACCACTAAGTACCAATGCTGACAAAAATGGCCTTTTATCAATTTCAGAATTGATGATACTGATTAAATTATTAGATATCACTTTTCCATAATCAAAATCCCATGTATCTTTAGAATGGCATCCACGGCAAAAATGATCACATCCACTAAAGAAGATAGTACAGGCTACTCCTTCAGCGTCAACAGTAGATTCATAGTTGATCCCTGCTATATGTAACATTTTTTATTCTCCAAAATCTGTATATGCGCTATGTTTTACACGTTCTTTTACCTCAGCTTGTTTTCCATTATTAAAATTTCTATAATCAGTAGTAAGATAACCAGTTACACGTCTTAATTGTTGAATATTTTTGCTACCACACTCTGGACAGATATCATTAAATTCACCCTGAAACCCACAGTCCAAACAACTATCAATAGGAAAATTAAAAGCTAAATATGGAATATCTAATTCATTGAAAGCATAATCAATGATATCCTCTACTGCTTTTGTATTTTTTATGAATGTTGATTCTAATTCAATATACGTTATACAGCCAGATGTTGCATATTTTGTAAAAGGTGCTTCTACACGCAATTTGTCATAAATTGAAATTTTTTGCCATACTGGGACATGAATACTATTTGTTATAAATTCATGACTTGTTACATTTTCAATTACACCATATTGATTTCTTAATGCAGTTAATGCAGTTCTGCAAAGTCCTTCTGCTGGGGTAAAATACGTTCCAAAATTTAAATCATTTCTATCGCTTGCGTCTTTAGCATAGTTGTAAATATGTTCTACGACAGATAACGCAAACTTATGTACTTCTTCATCTTCTGCATGATTTTTACCAAATAGAGCAACACAAGTTTCAGCCATCCCAATGATCCCAAATCCTAATGTTCCATGTTTTACTGCATTTTCAACAGTATCATTACATTCTCTTGATCCTTTAATGGTATTATTTTGGTACATGAAAGGTGCTGACTTAGGAGACTGGGATTTGATGATCTCGTATCTTTCTATCAATCCTTTTTCGCAAATGCGGAGGGCGTTATCTAATGCTTTCCAAAATTCATCTAAATCTGCACTTTTTCTTTTACCAAGACAAATACCATATTCAATGCCCAGTTTCGGTAAAATGATCGTATTCGGTACATTATTACCTCTTCCTTGACGAATATATCCAAGTCCATGACGATCATACCCTATTAACGTGCGGCAGCCCATTGTACTTAAATAAGTATCTGGTTCCCCTTCTGTCTCATGTGCTTGTGACCAATTCCCATTAACCCAGTTAGGATAAATTCTTTTAGACATAGATTCTAAAGCCAATTGTTTTAAATCATAATTTGGATCACCTGGATTTGCATTTATTCCATTTTTATATTGAAAAATACTGATAGGAAAAATGCTTGTCAAATGATGTTGTCCAATACCATCAATGCTTGCTTCCATGATCCATTTTGTGACCAATCTCCCTTCTGCTGAAGTGTCTCGCCCTATATTAATTGAAGTAAATGGAACCTGTGACCCTTGTCGGCTTTCCAATGTATTCAAATTATGAAAAAGTCCTTGTGCGGCTTGTCTTCCTTCAGATTCGAGCATTTCAATAGCATACTTATATACTTTTGGATGTACCAGTGCATTTTCATCATCTACATCTAACTTCTTAGGAAAGGTTTTGATGTATTCTTCTGATGAACCATAAATCCATTTCAGACCATCTTTGAAATGTTTAGCAAAACTCATTTTTACAAAAGGTGCCAGATCATAATCTAAGTGAATAGAACCAACGCCACCAAATTGCACTTGGCTTTGACATTGAAATGCGACTGCAACTAATTGGCAAGCTGTGCTAAAAGAAGCAGGTGGTCTTACATCCCCATTTCTTGTTTTAAACCCATATGTAAAGATCTCACCAAAATCCAGATTTAAACAGTTATGCATTCCATAGATTGCCTTCTCTAAATCATGTTGATATACCAACATATCTTTATGTGCCTGTGCTACCTCCTCGCTCAATCCGCCATATTCAAGTGCGATTGTTTTTCCAATATCAGCAGAAGCTTCTTTTTCTCTTCCCGAAAATGAACGTTCATCTACATTTGCGTTAGCATTTTCTATATCAGAAGCGTTAACTCTTTTCATAACTTTTTGAATGACACTACTATTTCTTTCTCTAACTTTGTTCCTATCATTTCTGTATATGATATATCTTCTTGCAACATCTTTACGATCACTCTCCATCAGTCCCTCTTCAACCTGATCCTGAATCTCCTCCACTGTCATACTCTTATTTAGAGATTCTATGTGCTCAGCAATGTTTCTGGCCTTTTCTTTTGCATAAGTCGTTTCTTTACCATCTACATCACTAAATGCTTTTAGTACAGCTATCTCTATCTTCTCTTTATCAAATTTAACTTTACGTCCATCTCTTTTTTGTACTGTCAAAAATAATCCCTCCTCACATATTAAATAAAGCACGTCCTAAAATTTATAATTCCAATACCTACAACTGTCTTTCAATCAAGATCAAATTCAAAAATCCATCAAATAAACTGATTTTCATTTATCATCTCTCCTTTGCCAGCAAAACAGGTGTTCAATATCAATCCACATCATTCACTTCCCATTTCTTGATAAAATTATAAAAATCACGTTCCGTATTTACATTATCAGTGTTTATATTGACTTCTAGTGGTTTCATTAAATTCAAACTAAATATCCCTAGAATACTTTTACCGTCTATAATTTGCCTTCCTTGCTCTACGTCAATGTCACCTTCATAGTACTTTGTACTGGCATTAACAAAACTATTTACATCACTTACTGTATTTAATTTTATTCTCATACTCCTATTCCCCCATAATCCAATTGCTAATTAAACCACAAAACAAATCAATTGATTTTTGATTTCCTTTATTAAAATTCACACTTGCTACACGTCCTAATGATGTGGATAAAACGCCCATAATAGATTTAGCATCAACAGTATATTTTCCAACAATATAATCAATATCTATATTTTCAAATTGGTTGCATATTTCTACAAATTTCTGTGCATTTTCTATACTATCCAGTTTTACTTTAATTGTATTTCCCATTTTAATCCTTTCTCATTTCACATGATTTTGTAATATTATCTAATAATGCAACTCTTGTTAATAAACCAACCCCTCCGGGAACAGGTGTCACATATGTATTTTTTATATTATTATTTACATAATTACGATTAATATCACCACATAATTTTCCGTCAATATCATGATTAATTCCAACATCTACTACTATTCCATTCTCTGGCATTTCACAACAGAATAGATTTGCTTTTCCCACAGCTGAAATAACCAAATCGGAATCCTGTGTATATTTTTCTATATTTTTCGTGTGACTATTGCAGCTTATAACCGTACTCCCTCTATCGATCAACATATTTACAAGTGGCTTTCCCACTATCTTACTGCGTCCTAATACTGTTACTTGTTTTCCAGTAAAATCATATTTATTATATTCCAGCCACTCTATAATTCCTTTTGGTGTACAAGATTCAAAACAACTGTCTTTTCTAAATCCATCAACATCTTTATCAGGAGTTATATTAGCTAACAACTCTTCAACATTGTACTTTTCTGGTATTGGTAGTTGAACAATAATCCCATTCATTAACTCATCATTACTCAGTGATATTAAAATATTACACAAGTCTTCCTGTGTGTATTTTGAAGACTCTAATTTAAAATGAACAAACTTAATACCAACCTCTTCACAATCTTTCTTTTTACCATTTATGTAAGCATTTGAAGACTTATTATCATCAATTTGTACTACTGCTAATGTTGGAATCTGTTTTACATTATCTAATTTTGACTTTAATTCTTTCTTTTTTATTGAGCAATATTCTTTGCATGATATAATATTCTCTTTTTGAAAATTCATTAATAACTTGCCTTTCTTAATAATTGTATCTATCTATATAGTATCTATAAATGTAACTTAATGCATTTTCCAGTGCTTTTTCTCCAGTTTCAATTCTATCGATTTGCTCAACTTTCCATGGATGAATATTTTTTACTGCTGACTCATCTTCTAAGAATCCTATTACAGGTTTTCCGCTAATAAACGCATACAAAATTTCATCTGAAGTTCCGATAGAAGCATGTAGATCTCTTAGATTGCATAATACAATATCTGCCTCTCTAACCATCCTAAGATCAAATCGCATAACCTCTGATTCAGTTTTATGATAATTTTTACCTATTTCATAATAATCTGTAGGAGATACGATTGTGATATCACTATAGAATCTCTTTACATATCTTTTTACATGGTCTCTCCATTTTTTAGGATAACCGTGTTGTTCTGTGTTAAAATAGCAGCCCATTGCACCAGCAAGATATATACTACGCTTCATTAACTGTCTCTCCTTTCACAAAATCTTTTGCTTTATTATTTAACTCTTCTTTTGTTCCATTGTTTTCAATTATATAATCATATTCATAATTAAAAACATTCTCGTCTGCCATATTAGAGGTGATGTGCTTTATCGCATCCCGTACTATTAAAATTGTTTTTGCATTAAACTCTTTTGCTGCCCTTTGGATCTCTTTTGGTTCACGGATATGCAAAAATAAGAATCTACTTTCTTTGTCTTCAAAAAATTCATTTACCTTATTTTTTACACTCTTAAAAGACATATCACAATATTCACTTGTTAACAATTTTAAATCTGATAAAAATTTTCTGTCTCTTTCAGTTTTCTTTCCATTCCATCCAATTTTTTTCGCTATTTCTTTTACCTTATCTACAGATGAAAAATTAACAACCGTATGAAATTTTTTGAGTTTGTTATTCAGTTCTGTTGATACTAGCTCTACAAAGGTGTCCTTCCCGACACCTCCAGAACCATTGATTATAAAAACACGTTTATCCAAAAGTGTAATCTTCCCTCCTATAAAATAATCTTTTCAAAGCCATGATGTTTCGCCAGTTCATTTTCAATTGTTGACTTCCCTGATCCGGAAGCCCCTAGTAAAACAATAATCATATATGTATCTTCTCCTTTTAAATTCCCAATTCAAATTTTAATTGTGGCTTATTCGACTCATATCCTTTTAAAACAAAATCATCAACCGTAATTGAGTAAAAATCTTTTTTATCAGGATTCAACTCTAATACAGGGTTGCAGTCTATCGGTTCTCTTTTTAACATTTCTAATGCATTATCTACATGTCTATCATAAATTTGCTGGTTAGCAATAAAATGCGTGAATACTCCAGACTTATACCCACAATGTCTTGCTACCATCATCATTAATGCTACATATTGCATCTGATTAATATTACCTGCTGTCAACCAATCAGAACTGCGCTGATACATAATCATATCAATATATTCTCCACGAACTAAGAACTGTGTTTGATAGCAACACGGTTTTAATCCGTGAGGATTTTTAAAATCTTCTTTCTGCCATAAATTGATAATATGCCTTCTCCCATATGGATCATTGATTATTTCATCCAAAATAGGTTTTACGAGATTATGTTTTCTGACAGTTTCTCCATAACATGAACCGATTGTTCTATCACCAATATCCCAAGAATCCCACCAATCTACTCCATATTTATCTCTTAATAAATTAAGATTATTGCTTTCGTCCTGATATATCCAAAGGATTTCGCCAATTGCTTTTTTAAAATAAATTGGTCTTAATGTAGTAATTGGAAACTCATTTTTGCTAATGTCATATGTATGAACAACACCATTTACTGACAATGTATGTGCTGGTGTTCCATCCTCATAATGTGGTCTTGGATTTACATCTTTATAGCCATCATTCAAAATGTGCTTAATAGTTTCAATCATATATTCATCTGCTTTTATCATTCTACTTTTACACCTCAAACTTTCTCATATCTTCGATAAACGATGAAATAACACTTTCGTCAGAACTGATTGCTTGTACTTCCAATGGTTTCCCTTGTGCAATAGCGAATACTCCAATTAGCGATTTTGCATCAATAATATTTCTTCCATCATATAAATTAATGTCACAATCATACCTTGAACAAGTATTAATAAATTCTGCAATAAACTCTGGTGTTGTTAGTTTAATCTTAATTTTCTGCAATTTTACTCCTCCCTATATTTGTAAAAGTTGTGTGCTCCATCATCAAATACAAATTGATAGTTTAATGCATTATTACTATCGAAGAATAAACATCCATCCGTAGTATCTTCCAGCATAAAAGCATATTCACACGCAAGAATAGTATCTTCTGTAACTTCTACTTCTCTATATCTACCGTCAGCAATAGGTGAAAATTGATCACACACTAAAATATCTGATAATGTATTAGGAAATCTTTCATGATAAAATCTGTTAAATATTACATTTGCAACATTGACTTTAGATTCAAATGAATATTCATCTCCAACCTCTGCTTGTACAACATGAAAAAGCAAATCCAATTCTTCTTCCGAAAAATAATCATATATGGTTTCAGGTGGATCAATTATGTACGAATATTCCTCAATAATATTTTTATAAGCAATGAACCATTCTTTCTTATCTGTGATGGTTTCTATTTCAGTCATTTCATAATTCATTTCTTCGATAGCATTATCAATTTCAAAATTTATTGATACTGGTTGTTCTATTACAAAATTTTCAGCACTAATTCCTGTGAATATTGCTGTTTCTTGTACTGCCACAGATTCAGTTTTTGAATTTTCACTATGTCCCTCTAAGGGGACGACACGCGCACTTAAAGAAACTATCACTACTGATAGCAAAATTTTAGTCTTTATATTCATTTGTCCTCCGTTGAAATTTGAATTTTATTTGATGTGTTTACGAGTTACATTTATTTCTTCTATATTTAAGATGTGATCATTTGAACAAATTCACCTTCGCTTATAATTGGTATCCCTAAATCATGAGCCTTTTTATTCTTTCCAGATGTACTTGTAACATCATTGTTTATCAAATATGATGTTTTTACTGACACAGAACCAGATACTTTTCCTCCGTTTCTCTCAATTGTGGCAACTAATTCTTCACGATTCTTATAAAACTTTAAACTCCCTGTAATTACAAAAGTTTTACCTCCTAACACTTGTTTTACATTACCATTATTATCTGACTCTCTAAAATTAAATTCTACAATCAGCTCCGCAATCCATCTATAATTATCTCTGACGAAATCTTGCATCGAGTTATTCATTATATCACCAAAATCATCTAATTTAGTAAAGTCATAACCATGACACCAGATATCATAAAATTCTTCTGCTTGATTATTGAATTCTTTGGCAATAGTTTTACTTGCTGTCCTACCAATCAACGGAATACATAATCCATAAATAAATCTATCCAATGTAGTATTTCTACTTTTTTCAATGCCCTGTAACAGTTTATCTACAGATTTCTTACCAAAGCCATCAAGTTTATATATTTCTTCTTTATACTCTGATAGATAATAAATATCTCTGAATGAGTTCAACCATCCTAAATCAATAAATTTCTGTAGTGTCTGTTCAGATAAGCCATCTATATTAATTGCATTTTTACTTACAAAATGTGATAACTTTCCAAGCAATTTTCCTTTACAATTTGGGTTGGTACATATAAGAATTTCTGTGTCATTATCTTTTGGAATATCTGTATTATCACCACAGATAGGACATTTATCTGGAATAATGATACTTTCTATTTCCTCTTTATCTTCTGGGTCTTTAAATGGCAAAATTGGTTCTGCACTATAAACTTGTGGTATTATCTGATTTGCTTTAAAAACATTTATTTCTTGACCAATGAATTCTACTCCTAATTCTCTCATTACAGATAAATTGTGTAATGATGCCCTCTCAACCACAGTCCCATCAATTTCTATCGGTTCAAAAACTGCTGTTGGTGTTAAAACTCCGGTCTTACCCATCGTAAATTCTACACTTATTAATTTTGTTGGATAAATATCATCATAGAATTTAAATGCTAATGAATGTTTTGGGTGGTGTCCTGTTGTTCCTAGAGATTCTCCATAGGTAATATCATTGTAAGTCATAACCAGTCCGTCTATCGGAAATTCTTTCATTTTTGCAATCTCTTTCAATGAATTAATATATTCCTCATAATGTTCTTCCCAACTTTTTATAATAATCTGTGGAACCGTTTCAAAACCAAGTGCTTCTACTAAAGAAAATCTATCAACCATTGTATTTATTGAATACTTTTCTTTTTCTACAAAAGGAACTTTCCACACAATAAATTTAATATGTCTCTGTGCTGCTACTCCACTATCTAATTGCCTAACTGATCCACTTACAAGATTTCGTGGATTCTTATATTTTTCGTTCTCAGGAAGTTTACTGTTAATCTTTTCAAAGTCACTATATGTAATAATGGCTTCACCCTCAACTTCCAAATGTCCTGTATAATCTATGTGTAATGGAATATTTTCAAACACCTTTGCATTGTGTGTTATAATTTCTCCCTCTTCACCATTTCCACGAGTCTCTGCCTGAATTAACTCGCCATTCTCATAAGTAAGTAATACAGTTAATCCGTCCATTTTGCACATGAGTATACAATTTTTGTCGCCAGCAAATTTCTTTAAATCATCTACTGACTTTGTTTTATCAAGTGAAAGCATAAGATGCGAGTGTTTCACCTTTTCAAGTTTTGACTTGACTTCATATCCAACTGTATATGTTGGTGAATTAGCCATTACAATATTTGTTTCTTCTTCCAGTCTTTTTAACTCATCAAATAAATCATCATATTCATGATCTGAAATTTCTGATACAGAATTGTTATAATATGAGTCTCTGTACTGATTAAGCTGTTGGGTTAATTCTTTTATTCTCTTTACTTTATCCAATCACATTCTCCTTCCTTTGAAACACACAATTTATTCACTGTCTATTACTATTTCTCCATTTATCCCCTCATAAATTAGTGCATCAGAAATCTTCAATGATACTGTTCCATTAGGAGTTTCTACAATAATTTTTTGCCCAGGATTCTTTTCCTTTAACTCGTCTAAAATTTTAATTGTTTTGTTTTTAATATCTCTCACTTTTCTCCCTCTTAAGCAGTAATTTTATTTATATTACACATCCCCATTTTCTCTATTGCTAGCTTTAACAACATCAAAACCTTCTGGATACCTTGCTTTCAATTTATCAACGTTCATCTGTAGGATATCATCCAGATCCCATCTAAAAGCGTGACACATCATAGCAATATATCACATAATATCTCCCATTTCCTTTTTGAGATGTGTCTCATCTAAATCTTTCTCATGAAAAATCCACTTCTTAATCATATCATTAAACTCTCCAACTCCTCCAGATAAATCTAGACATGCGTTTAGTACTGCTCCAGTATTTTCTACTATCCTATTTTCTACATTTCCTAATAGTGTTAGGTTTAACAATCTTTTTTGTTGCGTTCCCATCATTCGTTCTCATTGCTATTCCTGATATTCTTTACCATTCATTTTTATTTTCTACTTTTTATTGTAAAAATGCTAAATTATTTTATCCAATCTGTTAATACTAATTTCTATTGCTTTTTGATTTATGTCACATCCTATATATTTTCTTCCAAGTTCTTTTGCTGCAACACACGTTGTACCACTTCCACAAAAGAAATCTGCAACAACCCCATCTATGGGACAACTTGAATCAATAATTTTATACAATAGTTCTTTTGGTTTTTGCGTTGAATATCCAATTCTCTCTGTTTTATCATTTTGACCAAGCATATTTATCTTCCATACATCATCCATAATCTTGCCACGATCATCATAATATTTTTCTTTTTCGTATCCACGAGGAGCTGTTTTTGAATATTCTTGTCTTATATATTTACTATCTCCATTGAAATAGTAATTGTCTGATTTGCTATATCTGAAGATTGTATCATGCCTTTTACCAAAGTCTTTCTTTTTTCGTGGTGCTGAATTATACCACCAAATAATCTCATTCCTAAAATTATTTTCTCCAAAAATGTTGTCCAATTCTACTTTTATGTAGTGTGATAAGTTGCAATCACAATGTATATATAACAATCCTGTTTCTTTCAAAATTCGTTTCATTTCTAAAAACCTTGGATGATACCATTGAATCGCCTCATCATTTGATCCAAGATTATCATTGAAATCATCAAACTTTTTTCCAGTATTATATAAAATATCACAATAGATTAAATCTATACTGTTATCACCTAATAAGTGCATTAGTTGTAAATTATCACTTTGATAAATTTTATTTATTTCTATTCCTTTTCTCCTCCTTATAATTGTAAGTCTATTTCTTTTCTTGTTTCTTCTCTGAATTTCTTTTTGAATAATCTTCTATTTTTCTTTTTCATCTTTGCCCAGCCGTTATGATTATTCGCCCAGCAAGCATATCTATGACTAAATTCTGATTGACCTCTATCTGAGTATTGTCTTCTTATAATTTCCGATCTGTTCACAATACCTACACCTCGAATATTTTTTCACAGCAGCAATATTATCTTCTAATATACTAATTACGTCATTTTCTAAAATCGGTATATCATATTCAATACCAATTTTTTTACAAATTTCTCTTGCTAATGTTTGATCTTTCATACTTCTAGCATTAATATATCTATACATTATAAGATTTGTTTGTTTTTCATCCATTTTAAATTTATCATTCCTTATCTTTAAAAGACTTGATTCAACTATTTATTAATTAGTTTTCCTTGTTCAATAATCCATTTATATAAGTTAGTACAACACGGCTCATGTAATATTTCTTTATCTAATTTTGTTCTTCTTTCGTATTCATGAATCATTACAGGACAATTTTCACATTCAGTTAAACAACAAAACTGAGAGGCTAATTCTGCTAGTGTTGTAATTTTTCGAGTATTTAACTCTTCATTTAAAAAATTGCGTTCTTTCACGGCTTTTGCATACTCACACTTATCATCACAATCAGATGAATATTGCTTTCCAAGTATGTTATAACAGTATTCTATACATGGATTAAACATATATTTTCACCTCATATATTCCATTGAAAGCGTGGTTCTATTGCTTTTCCTTATAATCTTTCAAATTAATTTCTTCCATAGCAACAATTTTAAACCATCCAGGATTCAAACCAATCTTCTGATTAAATTCAAACATCAATTCAGATAGCTTATCCTCTAACCATTTTCTGTCTTCATCTGTTACACCATCATAAATATATGTATCACATCCAGAATCGTCCCTATATGCCTCGTTCAACTCCTCCATAATCCTATCTGGATCAGGATCAGTTCTCAAAGGAACAAGTTCACATTCACCAAGATAAATTGTTGGATTATCTGTAGATAAACTTCTCTCAATCCATTCTTTGCAACCTAAAGCATCCTGTATTGCTTCTTCTTTTGTTTCAAATGTACCATGCGTCCAAGTTTCATTTTCTGTTTCATTCCATGACCATAACATTTTGTGTTACCTCTCAATCATTTTAAATACCTTTATCGTACCTTCCGTAAAGTCAGTTTCATCAGCATTCTTATTGATGTGTTCTTTCAATTTATCTATCTGTTCATTCAAACAGTCAAAACTTTCCAATATGTCATCATAGTCATTATATCTTTGCTCTATCTCGTCTTCCTCATTTTAACTTTTGATATACTATGTATAATTCTTCTCTTAGTTCACCACATATTTATTCTACTTTTAGAAACAGACGGAAGTTTGTCTATCTTTGTAATATATTCAATTCCCACCTCTCCCCTATCTGGTATGTAAAAAACAACCTTTAAACTACCTTTTTGATACGGATATGACGTAATTATCTTATTTTTTGAACATACACGTTCATGAATTTTTAGTATTGCAAATTCTTTAGTTTCATAAATTAATTCTTTATACATTTTTTTGTTTATCCTTTTAAACGAGCGTTTCATTGCTTGCATTAAAATTTGTTTAACCATTCTTCCACTGGTTTCTTTTTACTATTTCCATTAATATTTCCCTTTGTTCTGCCTTTTGAAAGTAAATACGTTTTTTTAGCACATTGTAATTGAATACCTTCAGATATATAAATTGGTGCATTATTCCATATTTGACCCTCAAGTTCATAAATATTAAATGAATATCCGTACTGTTGTGTATTTTGGTATGGGGGATCTATGTATATGACAATGTTCTTATTCTTTTTAATGTCCCATTCTTCATCAAGATCATAAACGAAATCAAAAACATCCATACAATATCCATATAGCCCTTTTGCTTGATTACATAACAATTCCACTCTTCTATATAAATTATCCGGCATTGGCATCATAGGATTTACTGGACTTTTTCTATTACTTGCTTCTGTTGGGAGCCAATAATCTCTTAAACCTCCTGCTTTACACCATTTACTATTCTCTACCCAAGTTGCTGTTGACCCAAAAGCACAAGCCTGTAAAAACAAGAAATGATAAGGTAACATACTTTTATTTACTGGATTACTAATGATATTTGATGCATATTGTTTTATCTTTGTAATATCTTTTGGAATAGTTTCGGTAAAATATTTAAATACAGATAAATCAAAAGACCCATCACCAATCATTTGCCAAACTAATCCCCAAGGTGATTTATCTACCATATGTATATTATGTGGCTTGATTCCACGGTTAAGTAGTTCTATACTAATCGCCCCACTCCCACAGCAAATATCATAAAACTGTGTACTATCATCAATTTTATTTTCATCAAAAAATATATCTACAATCTGTTTTGCTAATCGTTGTTTACCCCTTGATAACTGCAAGGAATTTCTAATTTTTGTGTCATTTTAACTACTTAGAGCAAACCATGATTTTCTGTGCGCACAAATCTCTATGCTCCTTTCGTTTTGTTTTTACTGTTGAAACCTATCTTTCATTTAATTTGGCGTTGTTCCAATCAAATGTTTTTATATTTACTACATTCTGCATTTGTGGTATAATTTTCCTATCATATCTAAGGGGTAATACTAATGAATAAAAAATTACAAGTTTTTGTTTCATCTACATATAATGATTTAAAAGAAGAACGTCAAGCTGCCGTTGAAGCCATTCTTGATGCGGGTCATATTCCTGCTGGCATGGAATTATTTAAAGCAGGGAATGAATCACAACTGAAAACAATTTATAAATGGATTGATGGATCCGATGTATATATGCTTATTCTTGGTGGACGTTATGGTACTATTGAAACTAAATCAGGAAAAAGTTATACCCAACTTGAATATGAATATGCTTTATACAAAGGTATCCCCGTTTTTGCTGTTGTATTAAGTGAATCATTTTTGACCACAAAAATTAATTTATTTGGTTTATCTGATGTAATGGAACAAAAAGCACTTGATAAATATCAATCTTTTAAATCATTGGTTATGTCAAAAATTATTCGTATGGTTGATGATTGTAAAGATATAAAACTTGTCATACATTCTACCCTTAATGAATTTCTCAATTCTTATGATTTAATTGGCTGGACAAGATATAACAACGAAAATAATTCAAATAAACTACTAAAAGATAATGTTTTTATAATGAAAGAAAATTCTTTATTAAATAGGAAAGTACAAAGTTTAAGCAAAGAAATACTTGTCCTACAAAACCAGTTGGAACTAATAGAAAATGATCAATATGGAGACTACTATTTTACCAAAATAATAGAACTATTTAAAAAGAAAAAATTTCCCTATACTTCCGACAACATATTTATACACTCAGTTAGTGCATTTGATTTTTTTGTTTTAAATTATGACAATTTTATTAGTGGTATCCCATTACCATCTCCTTCCTTAATTTTACCAATTCTTAACTTAAAAAAATATTTTCTAAATAATATATATATTTATTATTGCAATTTTGAATTAATCAAACGAAAAGTAATAAATGAAAGAGAAGTGTTAGTACTTACAGAACTGGGAAAATCATTTTATAATCTTCTTCAATCTAAAAATACAATAAATAATTAGTTTTTAAATATATACCATAAAAGTCCTATTTCATTGCCATTTCAGTCTATATATAGTGGTTTTGAGTTTTGCAAACCGCTATATATAGACAATTTTTATGCTACTTTTTCTTCTAACATCATCCATGTGTTCCGTTTATTATGACTTGTGCGAATACACTGTAAAAATGCTTGTGGCTCTGCCAATAATAAGCATCTCTTCTTTGCTCTTGTCAGTAGTGTATATAACATACAGTTGTCTAAAAGCTGATGGTGCGTATTATCAATAATACCAATCACAATCTTTCTACCGGCTCCCTGTAACTTATGTACCGTCATCGCATAAGCAAGATCCAAAGCTGCCAGTTCTTTCTTTGTGTACTCAATCAATTTATCCTTACCAAAAATATCAGTATATGTTACTACGCAATACTCTTCTTTCTTTTTACCATTTTGTCTCTCACTGATTTCTGTTATATATCCTATTTCTCCATTAAACACATTCTTATCGTAATCATTTACTGTCTGCATTACTTTAGCACCCAATTTAAATGTCATCTCAAAACCAGATATACTTTGCAATACATCTCCTAACAACTTTTCCTGAATCGTTTTATTTAACTCATTTGTACTATTCAAGCAATCTTTTCTTCGTGGAACTGCAATAACAACATTATCAATTCCATCAGATTCTACTGATTTTAGGAATGTCTTAACTGCAATATCAAACAATGACTGTCTATTTGTACGGAACATATAATACATATCTTGTAACTCACCATGAATAATTCTCGGTTGTAACTTTTCAGTTATAGGGTTGATATTTTCACGGATTAGATTTGCGTCTACTAAAATACCAGATTTCTCAGCTTGTCTCATCGGTTTCACTAATTTGCTTACCACTGTATCATCAAACATTTCTATCAAATCTGAAAATACATTACCAAATCCTATTGGCGGTAACTGCTTGTGATCACCAGAAATAATAATTCTTGTGTTATCATCAATAGCTTCTAACCAATGGAGAAATAAACTGGCATTTACCATACTTCCCTCATCAAGAAATGCAACGCTTGTAATCAAGTGATTATCCTTATTAAAATCAAACTTATTCAAACCTTTACATCCTAATGTCCTATGAATCGTCATAGCAGGAAATGATGTTGCTTCAGTTATTCTCTGTGCTGCCATAGCTGATAAAGCAGATGCCGTTAATGTAAATTGGTTCTCTGTATATGCTTTTACAATCGCTCTCATAATGGAAGTCTTACCAGTGCCAGCTTTTCCAGTTATTAGGCTGATTGTTCTATGTAAACTTTTATTGATTGTGTCAAGCTGTTCTACTACATATTGAAATCCTTGTTCTTCTTCTGCATGTCTGATCGCCTGTTCTATTCTTTCATCAGAGATATTAATGTCCGTCTGTTTCTTAGACTTTTCAAGCAGTATATTATAAATCTGCATTTCGATATCGTGATAATATTTCAGCCCTACTCTATCTTCTGATATGTGTAAAAACTCATTGTTTTCCAATAACCAATCCGTTTTATCGGCACACTCAGGAACACTATTACTTATTGCCGACTTTAGAATTTTAACTGAACACCAAGTATGACCACTACTTTCTCCCAAATCTGTGAAATAGTATTTTATAAACGCAACCAATCTTTCAGTTGTATTTATGAGTTCTGGCTTCAATTTTAATGCCAAGTCATCGACTTTTTTAAACCCAAGACCGTTAATTTTGCATAGCAAATAAATATTATCTTCCAATTGTTTTTTTAAGAGAATATGGTTTGGTTCATCAGATAAAAGTTTTTTAATCATTGTGTATGTAACACCAACTGGCTTTAGCATTATGAGAATGTCAGATATTAAAAAATTATTAATGATTTTTTCTCTAACTCTTCGCCATGTAATTTCTCTTACGCCTTTTATTTTGTCATACTCTATTTCTTTTAATTCTCCATTAGCAACATCATTAACCAAATTAGGATATGCTTCTATTAAATTTTCTGCCATCCATTCTGGTATAATTGTCTTCAAGAACAGTAATTGCATATCCCTTGTTTGTGGCATTATTGCATATATGGTAATTGGTTGATATTGATGTCCATATGTTTTATTAAATTCATGTTTGGCTTTTATCTGATATTCACATCCAATAGATAACTGTTGCATTTTACCAACAATATTACAAAAATTCTTGGGCTTAAAATTATCTTCCATAAGTGAATTATTACTTTCTCTTACACAGAATGGTATATCATCATCTGTATAACCTATATATGATCCCCAAGTCGTGTCTTCGTTGTAATATTTTTCTGTACTAATTATTACTTTAAATGTATATAATTCATCATTATCCAACTAATTACGTCACCTCTTCCATAAACTTAAATATGTATCCTTTGCATGTATGATTTATACCAGTACAGCATTTACTAACTGCACTTTTACTGCATCCTATTGCTTTCGCTGCCTCTACTACCGATTCATATTGCGCAATAAATTTACCTTCTTTGTCATACTGTAAAACCTGTTTATTATGTGCCTTCCTAATCGCCTCTATTGTATTTTGCGATACTGATTTACCATATCTCCCATGTTTTTCTTTTGGAATGTTTTTATGAGCCACACTCATTTGTCTCTTTGATTCTTCTGTATGACGTTTTCCATAAAACGGATTATCTTCTGGTTTAGAACATCTCTCTTTTGCTAATTCAGATAAAAGTTGCTTTGTTTCTTCTGTATGTGTTGCGCCTTTTCTTCCAGTCATTGCAATCCTCAATTTTTCAATAGTTTTTTCTGTTTTTAATCTCCATCTATTGGCATCACCAATTTTCTTTTTAGTTTCTTCTGTATGATGTTTACCTTGCAATGGATGTCCTTTAATTTCCCATGTTCTTCTTAGTTTTTCTTTAGATTTTTCTGAATTATGTTTCCCTAAATGTGCTTGTCTTATTTTTTCTTTTGTTGCTGCACTCATTTTATAATTCATTCCACCAGAAGTAATATTATATCCAAATTCACTATTTGTAGTTTTATATTTTTTAATCAATTCTGCTTCAATAATATTTGCCATTGGAAGAGATAAATTTTCAAACAATATTAAATGCTGAAAATTATCCCAACCATATTTTTCTATAGCCCTATTGAACGCGACACAACTTTTATACCCGTGTCCACTATCCCATCTATCTTTAATATTTTCTTGTCCAGTTTGACCAATATATAATTTACCATTTATTTTATTGACATGAGCATATACCTTATAATTATCTATTTATACTGCCACTCCTTTCTTCCTCATCTGATCCAACCAAGTATTATATGGTTTTATTTTCTCTACAAAGAAATGCTCTTCCCTCTTTCTTCCAAGTATTGCAAGACAATTTCCTTTCTTAATATCATCGCTATACTGTTTTAACTGGCTTGACCATATAGTTGCTTCAACAATACCAAATGGTGTATACAGGTCTAAATATGCAAATTGATTTCCATTTTTATCTTTCTTTCTTTTAATATCAACAATGACACAGAACAATGTAATCTTATCTCCGTCCTCTAACATATCCCAATCTGTCTTTGTATATTTGTAGGCATCTTTCAAAGGATCATTCGTCAGGAACATAGACAATGTATCAAATTCCCACATATATTCATCTTTTGCATATTTTTCTTGAAACTCTATCATGTGATTCTTATATTTTTGATTCTGTTCTTCTATAAATAATTTCTCTTTTGCTTTGTTATAATCTATCAGTAATGCTTCCTTATTTACTTTTTTACCGTCCCTGTAATCATCAACATTCAATCCAAAAGGTATAAGTTTTGAATATGGAGATGGCAATGTAGTTACTGGCTTATATTCTTTTCTTTCAAAAAGTCTATTTGCATATTTCTTCAAAGAAAGCATTTTATCTTTTGTTGGAATAGCACCAGCTTTAATTAGTGTAATGATTGCTGTCTTATCAGCAACTTTCTCAATAAAATCATTCATACTCTGATATGGCCTATTTTCAATAATCTTATCAACAATAGACTCGCCAAGACCTTTTACAGCCAATAATCCAAACAAAATCTCATTATTTTCTGGTAGGGCAGTAAACTCAATATCTGATTTATTAACATTTGGTGGAGACACTTTGATACCCAATCTCTTGCAGTCGTTGATTACGATACTAATTTTCTGTACCTTGTCGCTTTTAGATGTAAGTAGTGCTGCCATAAAATAAATTGTGTAGTGAGTTTTCAAATATGCAGTAAGATAAGATAATAGACCATATGCAACAGCGTGACCACGATTAAAACAATATTCTGCCTGTTTTAGCATTAACTGCCAAATCTCAATCAACTGTTCATTGTTCCATCCTTTTTGAGTAAGACCAGCTCTGAAATCTACTTCAAGCTGTTCCATTACTTCTTTCTTTTTCTTACCGATAGCTCTTCTTGCATTATCAACCTGTTCTTCTGGGAACCCTGCGTGTCTGAATAATTGCAATGCCTGTTCCTGATACAGCAATATATAATGTGTTTTTCCAAACAACTCTCTTAAATCTTCATGCAAAATGCTTACATTTTCTGGATTTAGTTTATTTTGACAATATGTTGGAAAACTCTCTTTTGTTCCTGGACGATTGGCTGCATTGACAACAATAACATCCTCTACATTATCCGCTTTTGCTTCAATACACATTCGTCTTCCTTCTGCCGATTCCATCTGAAAGATACCAACTGTATTGCCATTCTTATATACTTTTTCAAAAACTTCTTTATCTTCTAAATTCAAATGGTTAATATCAACATCATCCCATGTAATACCAGCCATTTTTAGCGTGTCATCAACAATATCAAGAGTCTCCAGACCAAGATAGTCCATCTTGACAAGCCCCAAATCATCCATAGCATTATGCATCTCTAACTCGATCATAATATTTTTTTCAGAATCATAACATAATGGACAATAATCTGTAACTGGAGTAGGTGTTATAAGTGTTCCTGCTGCGTGTCTTCCCATTGACTTAGGTAAACCCTCAACATCCATGACATACTTGAACCAAAGTGGGAACTTTTCATATACTTCTTTCAACTTTTCATTCTTATTGAGAATATCTTTGAGCAGAACGTCTTTCTCTTCCTCTTCTCCTAAATCATTTAGCGTCTTGATTGTAGGGATCATCTTTGCAACTTCGTCACGCAATTTATACGGAATCTGTTTGTAGTATGGGGAATAGTCTTTCTCGTCCAATACCTTTCCAATATCACGAATTGCAACTTTTGTACTTAGTGTATTGAATGTAGCAATAGGAGCCACGTTTTCTTTCCCAAATAACTCCTCAGATATTTCAACCATTTCTTTTCTTCTTCGCTTTGATATGTCCCAGTCGAAATCTGCCATAGATTTTCTGCCAAGGTTTGCGAAACGTGAAAAGTCTAAATCCCATCTAACACTGTCTATCTGTGTCACATTCAACATAAATAGACATAAACAGTTTGCTCCTGAACCTCTGGAATACCCCAATGGTATTTTTCTTTTTCTTGCCTCTTTTGCAAGCATATACAGCATAATGAAATAATCCGTATAGTCAACTGCATATAATACTGGCAGTTCTGTTTCAAGCCTTTGTCTTCTTATCTCCTGATCTTCCTTAGACATATGACCAAATTTTTCATTAAAGGTTTTGAATACCAAATATCTCAAATATTCTTCGTGATTATCATAGCCATTTTCAATATTTATTTTTGGCATGATGTTACCTTTATTCAGACCAATATCAATGTTTTCAATAATGTCTGTTATATTTACAGACTCTTCAATGCCTTTTCTTATAATGTCTTCTGAAAATTGGTCAGATAACTTTTCGTATATCTCATTCTCAGTCTGTAAATAGCAGTCTGTATAACTTTCTCCCACTTCTCTCCCTTCCCCTATTTCAACAAACATTGCGTGTGATTCTTTGAAGGAATCACTTAACATATGTGCGTCTGTCGTAATCGTATATGGCAGATTGTGTTTCTGTGAGAAATCATAAATCAGTTGATTTGCATTTGCCTGATCTTCTGTATTATGTGATTGAAGTTCGCAAACGACATAATCAAATGTATTTTTCAGTTTATTAATATATTGTTCTGCTTCTTCATATTTGTCATTTACAAGGTATCTACTCAACCGCCCAGCTTGACAAGCTGTTAAGCAGATAATACCTTTCCCAAGACCATTTTCTTGTATATACTTAATATCAATTCTTGGTTTCTTATAAAGACCCTCTGTTCTTGATACAGATGTGATTTTGATAAGGTTTTTATATCCTTCCTGAGTCCTTGCAAGTAAAATTAAATGATAGCGTGGCTGAGTGTACTCTTTTGTATCTGCCTTTTTCCACATATCATCTACTTCATAAATCTCATTTCCGATTATGGGTTTAATATTATATTTATTGCACTCTTTAACAAAATCTACAAATGAAGCCATACTCCCATGATCCGTTATAGCCATAGCTTTCATACCGTTTTCACTTGCAAATTTAACAGCCTCTTCAACAGTCAATATGGAATCTAACAGAGAACCTTTAGTTGTATGTATATGTAAAAGTGTAAACAATCAATCACCTACCATTCTTCCTCGTCATCTGAATTATTCGTACTTACCACCACAACATCTTCTATAATTATTTGCGGTGTTATGACACCGTTATATTCGTTAATTGATGGTTTCCCCACAATATTAAAGACAACACTATCATTTTCATCCCAGGCATTTTGAAGCCAGTCATACAGTTGATTACCTTCTTTACATTTGAATTGGATATATTTAATATCATCAATCATAAAACTGATGGTATCTTCATTTTTACCAAATATCTCAAACTGTTCTTTTGCAAGGCTGATATTTTCAACAGCAAGCATTGGTTCCTCAATACCTTGTCCAATAATATCCTCAAGCCTTGCTAATTCAGTAACAATTTTTATATTCACATCATCAATGTCCATAATGAAATCAACTCGGTATGTAGAATCATACTCGACATCTCGCAAAATATCATTGAGTCTATTTAATGCGTCATCTTTTTTATCTATCTCTAAACCGACAACACCGAAAGCATTGGCATGACCTCTACCATCCAATATATTTGTACTGTTGACTATATCCTTGAAACTATCAATAGGACTGTTATCAATATTTCTCGCACTACCGCCATATGTAATCTTCCCTGTTTTCTTATCTAAAAATTTGTTTAGTAAGATACATGGTTTATTAAACATTTCAGCAATTTTAATAGCAACAACGCCAGTTAAGCCATTATCAAGAATATCAGAGGTATCAATCATAACAACTTTATCTTCTTGTGGAATATGTCGTGCAATCTCTGCAATTTGTGATACACATTTTTCTTTTTGCTTATCTTGTCTACTTTTTGCATTCTTGCAAAGTCTGGCTGCCCTATCATATATACTTTCCTGTATTGTTTCAGCAGGTTTATCTTTAGTGGCACGTTTCTTATATTCAAAAAACTCATCCTGTTCAATAAATGCTCTAAATAGTAATTCTTTTTCCTCTGGGGAACCGATTCTAATCATCCCATTTAAGATAGGTGTAATATACCACTGTACGTTATGCACATTGATTTTGCCACTCATACTATAATCCTGTGCATCTATAAGAGCTTTAAAACACTTATTTTGAATATTTAATAACCCCATGTCTGTTAAATAGCGTGTTTCAAAAGAACGCATATCCATTACATCACTGATATTCGCCAATGCGCACAAATCTAAATAATCATCTGCAAATTCATCCCAATTTTCTTCATCCAATGCTTGAAGGAAACGATATACAACTCCAGCTCCGCACAAATTTTTATTGGAATAATCATTACTCATTTGATTATTGACAATCAGTGCATATGGATTATTTTCTTCCTTTTCATGATGATCTAAAATCAAAATATCAATACCACTCCCAGATAATTCTTTACACTGCTCATTATCATTTGTTCCGGCATCTGGAATAATCAATAACTGTATATCTTTAGGAATAACTACATCGTCTGATAACCCATGTGCCTTTGCTCTTCCATGCAATATATAACCAACAGGATATTTACTATCCATTTGTTTGATGTATAAATACATCATTGCTGCAGAACAAAATCCGTCTGGATCTTCATCCACCAATATTCCAATCTTACTTTTTTGATTAAAATGCTTCATGAATAGATTTACTGCTTCTTCAATATGGTCTAAATTCTGATATGGTTCAACGACACTCTCATTTAAGTTTAAATATCTGTTATAATCATCTATTCCTCTATTTTTAAGAACTTCTGCTAACACATTAGAAGTATCATTATTTCCGTTTTCATATAATTTATATTGCAAATTCACACCTCTCTATCTCAATTTGTAAACATTATGTTCTACCATATACTGCCACTTTGTAGGGTTATCCGAAGGTGATTCATGTTCGTTCAAAACATTGTCTTCATCATATATATAGAACAGAGGAACCCCATCAGGAAATCTATCAGCTAACTTTTCCAATCCATCTTTTGTAACATCCTTATCAAAACAGAAAATAATCATTACTCCAAGCCTAACAAGCATATCTATCTGATGTTGTGATAATTCCTTGCCTCCAGTTCCTCCACTATTTCTATATCCATAACTCCATAGCTGTTGTGAAAATTTCTCACTTTCTCCTACAAATATCTTTCCAGATGATTTTATATAATCAATAGTCTTATATAATCCATAAATAATTTTCGATCTTGCACATGGTTCTAAATAAATATATTTGTTTTCTCCTTCAGGAACTTCTCTATAAAAATATCTTCCTTTAATTCCTACCAAATCACCAAGCTCTGAGCGAATAGGAATTGTGTATCTGTTACTTTCTTCATCAAAGCCAATCTCAAATTCTTTTTGCGTGGAATAATCTATGTTATCTTCATAAAACAAATCGTTTCCATATCTTTTATAATAGGAAAGCACACTTTCACTGATTGGTTTTAATGGTTTCTCTTTTTCTATATTTGTATTAGAACTCATGTCATCTATCATTTTCAGAATCTTAAAACTTTCTGGAATGTCTTCTTCAAAGTCGTGGTAATAAGACATTCCAATTTCATCACATATAAACTGCAAACCTTTAGGGAAAGTTAAATCCTTTGTATAACACACCAAATCAATAATATCTGTTTTTCGATTAGTTCTAATCATCTGTCTTGTATAGTTCTGACACATTAAATATTCGCTGTTATATAAAACAATTGCCCCATTGTTATCTCCTGTTGCGTTTGCACAAGTCCAATAGCCGTTTGAAGCATGATATTTGATATGGTGGCAACCAATGGATTCTAGGATTTGCTCAACATATCTGTTTTCATATATGTAATTCTTTAATTCTTTTACATCCAAGTGCCACCCTCCAAATTATTCTGTACTTTTCGGTTTTTTAATGATATAACCTATATTTCTCCAAATATTAAAATTGAGATCTATTTCAAACAACATAACTTTGTCTTTACTACCAGCCCTGTTTTTATCAGGTTTAATACAAAAGTATTGCTTTTTTAAGTCTAAATCTTCTGTAACAGGCTCACCCCAACTATCATTTTCAGCAACCATTTGATATTTGTGATATTCGTCCTTATTCAGTTTCTTACCAATATTCAAGATGTCAGCAACGTGCTTTATCTGCTTTGCATTTGCAATATTGTTACTACTTAGACTAAAAATATCTGTAAACACAGTATCATCGCTCAACTGGAATAC